TACTGGGGTTATACCAGCATGCGCTATAACGCCAAGTACATCATGTGTTTGTAACCGTATTCCTCCATTAGAGTATAAAGACACACTTGCATCATCAGCAATAACGATTCCTTCCTCACCAGCTTTTGCTTGGATATGTATATCACCACTATGATCTACACCTCCAACATTATTTCTTATATATAAATTACTTTGTGGAGAATCAGCATTATGTCCATTATCAATAAAAAAATCATCTCCTATTTTTCTCAGCTTTAAATCGCCTGCTCCAGCACCAACAGTTATACTACTACTTTCAACATTTAATTGATTTTGTAAAGTAGTGATACCTGTTACATTTAAAGCATCATCAACAGTCGTGGTACCACCGTAAGAATCAATAGTTAAATTACCGCTAGTTGTATCAATTTCATTTTCATTAATTTGTACATTATCTATAGTTGCACTACCATTGACATCTAGTACTCCGTCAACAGTTGTCCCATCAAGGGTTGTTGTACCATCTACGTTTAAATTTACTGGTATATTAACACCACTAGCAGTAGTTTCTAGTTTTAGAGCACCTGCTACTGATGCTATTTTTGTTTGTTCAGCTAGTATATTTAAATTTCCAGTTCCAGTTTCAGCTATTACACTTTCACCACTAGACTGATGATACAACTCCAAATCATCACCAGTTCCTAGTTTAATCTTAGAGTCATCTGGTAAATCTACATTTCCAGAGACATTTAATGCTCCATCAATAGTTGTACCATCTAAAGTTGTTGTACCATCTACGTTTAAATTACCATCAATATCTGTAGCATGTTGAACGTACAAGTTATCCTGAACGCGTACTGTTCCGCCAGTAGAATTTAAGGTTAAATCAGATGCTGTTGTGTGTATACTGGCACTGCTTAAATCTAAGGTTCCAATACTTGCAGAACCAGTTGTAGTTATATTCTGACTACCAAAATCAGGTGATATTTTAGTACCAGCTATAGCTGCTGTTGCGTTAACATCAGCATTTACAATAGTACCATCATTAATCATTGTTGATGTAACTGTTCCTGTATCTCCTGTAGTAACTATTGTTCCTGTTACATCAGGAATAGTAATTGTTCTATCAGCAGTAGGGTTTGTTATTGCTAGTGTTGTTTCATTAGTATCATCAGTACTACCTTCAAAAACTAAATCACCTGTAACTGTTAAAGAGCAATCTCTTTTTAAATAATCTTGAACTATCTCCTGTTGAGCAAATAATATTTGATTTATACTTGTATCTAAATCAGATTCAGTTAAAACACTACCATCTGTAAAATCTACAGCTTTAGCACTAATACTTGTATTCCTTGTAAATACAACATTAGCTGTACCATCAGGAGGTGTATTACCAGAAGTAAACTGTACTTCAGAACCAACAATATTATAATGAGTACCTAGAGTTTTAGAAGAACCACCTACTGTAACTTCAACTTCTGCATTAGATACAAAAGGAAAAGATATAGCAAAGTTGTTTTTACTACCTGTACCATTATGATTTTGAAAGGTGTCTGTTGTGTTAGTAGCCATAGTTAAAAGAATCCTAGATTAAGGTCATTCATTTTTTGTTTTAATTTCTCATAATAATCTTTTTTTAGATTATCTTTTGCTTTGATTCTATCAGAAAATCCTTTCTCGCCCATATACTTATTAGTATATTCAATAATCCCTTTTGTAATAAAACTATTATTAATACTATTCATTTCTGTAAATATAAAATCTGCCGAAGTTTGTCCTTCTCTTGATTTTAAACCGTATTGTTCAATCATACCTTCGTGATATTTAAAAAATTCACTATCTATAAAATCATTAATAGCATCATTTAAAGTTAAATTTTTACCAGCTTTTTTAAGAGTTGTTGTATTAACAATTCGTTTTAAATTGGAATACTCAAACTTATCTAATTTTTTTGGTACAAAATTTTTACTACCAACACCTTTAAATTTTGATCCTCTTATAACTTCTGGCGGTTCTGGTAATAATCTTCCTATTAACTTTGTAGCCATGTAATATTTATGATTTTTACTTGAACTATGTCTGCCATTTGATATTAAATCAAGACCATCTTTTTGAGGATAAGTTATGACTTCTCCTGTAACGTGTTCAACTTGTGCTGGTAATAATCCACCAACATTATTAGGTACATACTCTTTTGCTTTGCTAAGAATATTATCTAATGCTTGATATGCAGTTTCAGCCCTGTTGAAGTCTTCATCACTAAAATCAAAACTACCATCTTCAAGAGTTGGTTCGTAAGCTGTATCACCTGCTCTTGTTTTTGTATCAGGTTTCATAAACCATTTAAGTTGGCTATAGTCACCTTTTGACTCTGCTAATTGTCTTGCTTCTTCTTCAGTAAATCCTAGTTCTGTTAATATGTCTGCTGGCATACGGTGTAATCTACTTAAGAAACTTGAATATGGTATTGATCTACCTGCACCTTGTCTTCCTATATAATCTAGAATTTTTTTCTTTCTATAATCTACACCATCTTCGGGATCTTCATTCTTTCCAAATTCAGGTATTGCTGAAAATAATTTAATTGTCTCATCAATCTGTTGTGTATAACTTCTGTTAAATACGTTTCTACCAATAGTTGCAGCAAAACCAGTACAAAACTCTCCATATTCCTTATCTTTAACAAAAGGACCACATTCAGCAAAATCAGCAAAAATTCTTATAAAAGAAACTATTGGGTCAGGTAAATTTTCATAAGTTTTATATGTATAAACTGGTTGACCATTCTTATAGATTGGTTCACCATCTTCGTCATATTGTAAAAAATATCTGCTGTATGGCCTCCAACCATCTTTATACATAGAAATCCACATAGCAGCACCTTCTTTTGTTCTAAAATTAGGACCACCACCTGTTATGCCAAACTTCTTTGGTTCGCTATCTAAATCATAATCAGGAAACAAATGATCTTTAAATGTAGCACCTGCAAGAATCAAGCCAAAAGCAGCACCCATTCTTATTTGACCTCTTGCATTTGCTCTTACTAAAGGATCAGGACTCATTAAATCTACTTTTATTTCTGGTAAGAAAACAGCATTTAAAGGATTTATATTTTGATATTTACCACCAAAGAAAGGAACTTGATTTGGTATTCTACGAACTACAGGAGTATTTATAACAGGAGTATATCTCATAACTTCTTTAATAATATTTGTAGGAGTTCTTGTAAATGTAAAGAAAAACCTAGCTACAGGATTTTGTACTGCTAAATTATTAACCCAAGAAGCACCTTGACCAAATCTATCTTCTGTTCTTATATCTTGAGTAAAAGTAATTTGTTTACCAAATTCTTTTGATTGCATTAATATTCTTTGTGTTACTGGATCAGGAGTAAAAACTTGTTGACCATCTATTGTTTCTATTCTGCCTACATCACCTTTTGAATTTTTTAAAAAATAACTAATAATACCATCAACATGACCTTTAATATATTTGTTTAGTTCATCTCCTGATTTACCTAATTTAGCACCTTCTATGGTGGCTTCATACGTTGCTGCTGCTATGATGTTTGGTGCTTGTATTAAAGCATCTGTAGCTGTCATTAAACGACTAGGTAGTCTTATAAACTTTCCAAACTTGTCATAAGCTTTTAAAGGAAAGAAATTACTGTCAGAAGAAATCATATATCTTTGACTTGTTTCTCCTTTAATATTTCCTAAATTAATAAAATTATCTTCCATATCCCAAGACCTTTTCCATGTTTGCAAAGCAAAATCAAAGTTTTGGAATAATGCAAATAAATGTTTTTTAGCTGCTGTAAGCTCTAAATCATTTGAAGTACCACTAAAATTATTAAAAGCTTTTAAAAATGTCTGTGCGATACCAGAATATAAATTAATTTTTTGTGTAGTAGGACTTGAAAGTAAAGCATTGATACCAATTTCATTGTATGTTCTGGCAACTTTATCAGCAAACTTGCCAACCTGTATTGCGTCTGTATTTTTTATAGCAACCATTTTTTCTACACTACCTGCTGCTTCACTTAAATCAGTTGTTAATTTAACTAATTCAGAATAATCATCTGTTTCTGTTGCTTGTTTTAAAGCATCTTTTAAATCTGTTCTAAGTTTTTCATTCTGTAAAAGACTTTCATTTATATCCATTTCTATGTCAGGTTGTTTTGCTGTCAAAGCTGACTTTTCTGCTGGTGTAAGATTCATTACTTCATCAACAGTTTTACCTTCAATACCAGACTCAGGCTTCATGCCAAAAGATTTTAATGTTCTAGCAGTTTGTGTTCTAAGTGGTATGCCAAGTTTTAACCATTCTTCTACACCTAATAATGATTCTGTTAGTTCATCTATAGATTGATCTATTAATCCTGTATCTTTTGTCTTTATTGCGTCTATTAACTTTTTATTTACATTGGCAACTTCCTCTGTTTGTAATGTAATCGTTTGAGCTATTGCATAGTTTAAAGAATCACTAGGAACTAAGTTATACAACTTTGAATATGCTTGACCATATTCTTTAATGAATTTTGTATTTTGTAATCTTATAACTCCATCATCAAACATACCTAAACCTTCTAATTTAGTTTGTTGTTGACTTTTTGAACCAGTAAAAACATCAGCATCTTTCAAGACTTTTACCATTTCCTGTATAGTCTTTTGTTGTTTTGGTTTTAAACTTTTTATAAAAGAAATTTGTTGTGGGTTTTTAGATACATCTCCTAAATCTTGCTTCTTACTATCTAATTTATTTAATGAAGTTTTTACTCCACCTGCATATTTAGCATCTGCTGGCACTTCAATAGTCAAACCTTTAGTATTACTAGGTGATGCAGTAGCACTGCCAGTTTTTTCAGTAACAATACCTTTGATTTTTTTATGTATATTTGCACCATGTAGTCTTATTTCTTTTTCTGTAAAGCCTTGTGATATAAAAGCTTGCAACATTTCTTGTTCTTTTTGTGGTGGATTTTTTTTACCAAGTCTTAAAGACCAAGCAAGCTTATCAAAGTCAGATTCAAAAACTATTGAAGCACTACCATAATTAGGCTTAGTTCTTTTAAACTGATTAGGCATTACAAAAGTTCTTTCAACAGTTTGTTTTTGTTGCCCTACATTTACACCTTTACTTTCTAAATCTACTTGCTGTTTTTTTCCTACTTGATCTAAATTGTTTACAGCTTCATCAATAATCTTTTTATCTTTTTTAGTTAAAATCTTGTCTGCTTCTATTGGTGTTTTATCTTTAATTTTTTTTAATACACCACCTAATCCATCTATAGAACCTTTAAAAACAGTACCAAAAGCACCACCTAAACCTATACTTGCTAAATATTCATTACGACTTACATCATCTCCTAATATATCTCTAATAAAAGTTTCTCCTGTAGCAAAACCAGCACCTTGTAAAGCAGCTTTTTTTAATCCTCCTTTTCCTATTTTTGCTGTTGAACCAGCAGGTACTATTTGAAGTAAACCAGCAGCTATAGCTTCAGCTTGACTAATTTCTTTTACCCCTCTTAATTTTTGTGCTTGTATATTTGTGTAATATCCAATAGCAAATTGACCACCACCATAAGCTGCAATACCAAAAGGACCAAGCGTTAACAAAGGTGCAAGTGCAGCATCAGCACCAAGACCTACACCTACTTCAAGACCAAGACCTTTAGCTAGTCCTTTTAAGTTTTCTTTATTATCTGGTGGTTCTGTTAAGCTAGTAAATGCTTTTCTAGTTTTATTAAACTCTTCACTACTAAAATCTATTTTATCAGTTTCATTTAAATAGAAATTATTAATAGTTTCATCTGCATTATATACAGTATCAAAATCTATAAAGCTTTGATCTTCTTGAAATATGTTTTTAGGTTTGTATTGATTATTGACAACAGGTGGTTCTTCTATGTTATTTAACTGGTTAGAAATAGCTGAGTCTGTCATCTTTAAAATAATGGAGGATTACGTTTTGCATCTCTGATTATTTGCATAATCTTCTTAGCATAATCAGGATCAGTTGCAAAGACATTTGCTTGTAGCAACTTAGCTGCTTTTTCAGCAGTATCTACATTAACAGTACCCTTTCTTCCCATAAAGTCATCATTCCATTCTCTCTTATATTGAATCATCATATCTTGTAAACTATTAAAGTTTTTAAAATTATCTTGTATAGAAACAACTTCGCCATTTTCATTTTCTGTAGTATTTTGTAAGGTTGATTCACCTCTGTCAGTTTCATCTTGTGTAGCTTTCAGACCTAAATAATTATTTGTAGCAGAAGGTGTTGCACCACCACTTGTTTCTAGCATTACTTGTGCTGCTGTTACTTCTGGGAACTTATGCCCTGCATCTTTCGCTAGTTTGTAAAAGACAGGAAAGTTAGCTTCAAATCTTTTTACACCACTTGGTTCTTCTGCACCTACTATTTTTATTGTTTCTTCTTCTTGTTCATCAACAGGAGCCATAGCAAGTAAACTGCCATCTGTAGCACCTAATGAGTTAACAACATCACTTACTATTCTTTGTCCACTTTCAATTATGTTATCTGATATATTTTCTGATAGTTTTTTATTCATATTCAAAAACGGATCTTCAACGTCAGAAAAAGTATTAGTGCTTTCATTTTGTCTAATATCGTCTTTGAGTTGAAATTCGCCTGTTTGTCTGTTTCTTTCGTAGATTTGATTTTTCATACCTTCTATATCATTTTCTGGATTATTAAATGTATAAGTTCCGTTAACTATTTCTACTAATTGACCTTTATAAAAACTTTTTAAATCATTTATTATATTTCTTTTTTGTCTTTCATCTATATCCATATCAGTTATTACATCATTTATCTGTTCTTTAAAAAATCCGTCTAAATCATATTTACGTTGTGCAGCTCCATTACTCATTTCAAATGTTTGTGTGAGTGGATTTTTAAACGAAGAAACAACTCTATCTCCATATTTAATAAGTGCTTTGATTTCTGGGTATTGATCTATAACGCTTTTGCCTGATGAATTTTTTATCAAAGTATCTAATTTTTCATATTTTTCTTGATCCTCTTTTGTGACAGACGTTCCAAGTGCTTGCATAAAATTTGCTATTTCATTTCTTGCTGCAAGTTTGTTACCTTCATATTCTCCATTAACCCAATCATTTTTAAAATTTTGCCACCAGCCATCTACATTAAAATTTCTTAAAGAAACTTCTTTATTTATAAATTCTAATCTACCTTTATAATCATTTTGAATACCCTTTATTATTTCTGCATTTTTTCTAATTACATTTAAATCTACACTTTCAAAATTTAATTCATCTAATCTGCTATCAATATCTGCTATTTCTGCTTGCTCTGCAAAATCTTTTTCTTGTTTATTTGCATCATTTACATCTTTATATAAATCTTTTTTTAAAGTTAAAATCTCATTGGTTATATAACTTTTTAAATCTTTTTGTACTTTTACACCTTGTTTATTTATAGAACTAGGACCAACTTTAATAAAACCAGCAAAGTCAATAAAATCTTCTATTTCTTTCATAGCTTCATTCATATTTAAACCTTGTTCTTTATAATCATTAAAAATTTTATATGCACTTGTTTTTAAAATATTAAACATATTTGAAGGAGATACAGAAGAAGTTAAACCAAGCCTTGCCATATAATCTGTATTTTCTTGCATTTCATTTAAAGCATAATTTTCACCATCAACAAAACCATTATTATCAATAAGATTTAGTTCAATATTCTTATTGTAATAATCTATGCTTTTCCAACTACTTAATAACGAGTCAGCAAAACTTACATTCATTTGGTTAATTTTTGCATCTGCTGAACTGCTTATTTGATTATCAAATACTTTTCTTAATGCAGCATTTTGTTTTGGTAAAAAGTATCTATTTAAAATTTCTGGTCTTATTCCTTTTGTGTTCATTAATGATGTTCTATTAAACTCTGATAATGCGTTATCAAAAGCAGCAGAGTTTACATCATACGAAGATAAATTTGTATTTATAGTAGTTCCATCTGGTAACTGTTGAGGTATAACATAACTTTTAAAAAACTTTTCAGTATTAGCTTCAGCAGCATTGCCTAAATTAATTGCTAATTGTCTTTCTACTCCTATTTTAAAAAATTTATTGTTACCTAAAAAATCTCTTTTAGCTCTTTCGCCATTTTTATCGTTAATTGCTTTTAAAGCTTTTTTCAAAGTTTCATCATCTGCTTCTAATATAAATTGTTGACCTTCTGCTATTTTTTTTTCGTTGCCTTCTTTGCCTTTCTTTACTATATAATTTTGCAATACAGGATTTATATTTGCCAAAGTTTCAGCAAGATCCATCATACTACTTTTTGGAGTAACACTTACTGGTGCGACAAAAGTATCTACTGGTCTTCTAAAACTTTGACCTGATGTACTAAGAAAACTGTTTGACATTATCTAATAACTCCTGTTTGAACACCAGTATTAAAACCAGTAGTAGCAGCATTTAGTAAGATTGATCCAAGTGAAGGTATCTGGTTATAAGCATTTATAGTATTGCTTCTATATCTATTTCTAATGCCTTGATATTCTGCTTCAGTTCCTTCTACATCAAATAAATATTGTCTGTTCATAGAATCAATACTTTGTCTTATTTTTTCATTATAGTTTGCACCTTGTCTTGCTTGATCCATCACTAATAAATTTGTGGTATTGCCAACTTGTCCTTTTGCTAATAAAGCTTTAGTTGCTACTAATGTATCAATAGTTTTAGCAAATTGATCTTGTCTAGCAGCTACAGTTTTTTCTTGTTTAGCTTCAGCTAAAGCTAATTGTTTATTTCTTTTAGCGTCTTCTGCTGATTTAACTGCTTGTTTCTCTATTTCAAATGTATCTGCTGCTGCTTGACTTGCAGCACTACGCATAGCAAGCCCTTGAAATAAAGAAAGACCGACAGAAGCAGCAATAGTACACATTTAGGCAATCCTCAGAAATTCATAAAATGGTTTTTCATGTTGTCCATACTTTTCGTGATAATTTATAAAAACAAAACCGAGAGCTTCTAACCACTTTATAGCAGTATGATTCTCTGCATATACAAAATTATATAGGACTTTATAAGATTTCAACAAA